GACCACCAGATAGCCATGCTGCACAGGTACGCTCACCTGCACATTTAAAGTCAAACAGTTCACAGTAGCCAAGATTAGCCGCACCCTGTACGTCTTTGGCATAGCCATCAGTCTCTTCATCAATACCTTTTAGGATGCAGTCTAGCATCTCAGGGGTTTGGATAAAGGCAGCGCAGTTACCGCATCGCATCTCTTGAACATCATCAATAGATACTGTCCACATATCCGCAAGGTTCTGCCAGTACTCTTCGTTGTCTTCTTCTGGGTTGGCAGGACCATAGTCAACATTCTTGATCGCCCAATTACGATTCTTTAGGTTGAACTTAATGTCATAGGTTGCGGTTGGGCAGTTCATAGTTTTACTTTGGTAAAAGTCCAGTTATTGGGACATCATACGAGTCTTCTGGAAAAATCATTCGTCTTTGTTCTGGCGTAAGCATTCTTCGTTCTGCTGCGGCTCTAGCCATAGCTTCACCTTGTAGCATTCTGTATTGCTCAAAAGCACTCATGTTTGGCAGATCTTTAAATTGAGATTCTAAACCACCAGATTGAAAACCCTCAATGTTTTGTACTGCGTGTTGTAACTCATGCGTAGTAGAACCTAATGCACCAGCTTCTGTTTTATTCCTAATGTCGGTAGTACCTTTACCACCAAATGTTCTTTGATAGCTTGCCATGTTTGCAGACTCAGGCAACCAATCAGGAAGCTTAGTAACTTTCATTCTATCTGTTGTCAACAATTGTGGGTATGCAGAATATAAATCTGGATTCCTATACATACCGCCTAATGCACCTTCTAAACCACCCATATAGTTATTGGATTTTGAAGCTCCAGATTGGTCAAAATTAGTTCTGAATTCAGCCGTGTTGTCAGGAATCTCTTGTGACCATTTGTTTTCTGGAGTTTTCCAATTTCCTGTTGCACTCCAAATATCTCTAGGACTTGCACCTTTTTCTTCCATGCTTCGAGCAATGGCGTTTGAGCTTGCATCCCATGTTTTAGATTTAGGTCCAACAAATATTTGTCTTTGTGTACCTTGAGCCAATTCTTGCAGAATACTTGCTGGCGCTCCACCACGATCCATAATCTGTGGAACTACTCTTTCAGCAATTCTTTCACCAGCACGACCAGCAGCCATAGCCGCTGCATTTGCGCCTCTTGGTAATGGTGCTAATGTCATCAAAGCATCAGCAGTCTCTGGTTTTAACAAAGGGACGTTAGCACGATTTACATTTGTAAGCGCATTAAGTAATCCTTTGGGACTATCTGCATAAGCTGCACGTTCAACAGTCTGAGGAATTCCTGTGCTTTCAATTAAACGGCCTAAACCTTGTAATTGTTGAGTTCTATTGGGATCTCTCATGTATCCAAGTAATCCTTGGATAGCATCATTTGACAACCCAGTTAATGGATTGGCATAAGGAGTAGCCCTTAGTTCAGCCATGATTATTTACCATTTAACCTTGTTTGCCCAGAACGCTGCACTCATTTTGCCTTTGGCAATATTCTGAGCATGACGGGCTTTAAATGCTTCGTTTCTTTTAGATCCATCAGGACTTCCAGAAACACCTTGTTGACCAAAGCGAATTAACTTCACTTCGTCACCAGACTTAGCCAATACAGCATGGCTTTTCTTTGGGTGGTTAGGAGTTTTCTTTGGCTTGTTGTAGCCAGAGAACTCTTCTGAACCACGCTTAATCATTTCTTTTTAGCAGTCTTAGCCGCTTGCTTAAAGTCTTTAGCAGTAGGCGCACCTTTAGTGCCAGGCTTTCGCATCTTTTCTTTAGAGCCAGCTTTAATTCGTTCTTGTTTGGCATTGATATTGGCATATAAACCTTGCTTCATTTTTTGCTCCGATTGGTTGCAGTTCTACCACCACGCTTTGGCATGGCACGAGCCTCACTCATGGCGATAGCGACAGCTTGGTCACGGGATTTAACCTTCTGACCAGAGGAAGACTTGAGCTTGCCACGCTTGTATTCGCCCATTACCTTGCCAATCTTGTTGGCGGCTTCATCCATTTTCATAGGAATCTCCAATATAGGTTGCGTAATACTACCATATTGTGTTAATAAAAAAAAGAGCCACTTTTTTAGGGTGGCTCAAAATGGCAACGGCAATCAGACCAAGCCTCGGATTAACCTTTTAATTGGTTTTCCCCAAGACAAGTTAGACCCCCAAGAGATGGTGGCGGCATCTGAGGCAAATGTCAAGACAAAAGCGTCAGCCATATCGGGAGATTTCAAGCCCCGTCTGCGAATATCGTCTTTAGATTCGATTTTTATTTTTCCGTTAGATGTAAATGTGTACCTAACTGTTGCCAGTTCAGCAATGAAATCCTCATTATTGGGTATCTTGCAGTCCCGTTTCTCAAGCCAAGCCTTGGTTTTATGCCATAGTTCTGCTCTTAGGTTCAAATACGTCCCACCCATAGCAGGACTTTCGGACACGTTAATCCCACGGCAGGGTAGTTTTAGTTCCCTTAGTCGGTCAACAACACCAGCTCCGAGGCCGATAGAGTCAACCAGAATCTCTGTTGGGCGGCTCTTGTGGTCACAAGCTTCGTATTGAGCGACTACTGCACCTGTTAATTGCATCAGGTCTAGGTTTCTCCAACGCTCTAGTGTATGAACCACATTGGATTGACGCTTACACAGAACTGACGAGTCAGAGCCGAACCGAGCAACGTCAAGTCCCCAAATGATCGGAGCGTCTTCGTAAGCTCTTGTGTCTCTGTGTTTAGCAGACTCAAGTAACTCCATAGGAATAATCGTGTCATCATCGCTCCTTGGGAATTCACCCAAAACCCTGATCCGATAGGCATTACTTTCCTCGCCATAGCGGGATTTCATGTCCTCAACGTACTCTTTACTCACCCGAGTAGAGTCAATACAGGATACTCTCTTTGTCCACCACTCATCTTTGAGCCGATTATGTGTGTCAAAGAAGAAGCCAGAAGACCTGACGGGGTTGCCTAGTAGGATAGTTAGAGCATTGTGTCCAGACATAGAACCTGCAGCAGCCTCGAATACTGCCTCTGGAACACCAGAAGCCTCATCCGCAACCAACATGACATTCTCAGAATGAACACCTTGTAGGGCTTCGGGCTGTTCAGCCCTACTGGTTCGAGCAGAGATGAACGCCTCTGTAGCGGAAGCTTTGAGTTCGATCCTCTCTTGTTTGACATCAAGTAGGTCTTGGATAGGTTGGGGTAGTTCTTTGACCCACCTCTTTAGCTCGGCAAACAAAGCGTCATACAGTTGGGCAGAAGTAGGGGCAGTCACCACGACTTTGACGGGATACCTGGTCAACAAGAACCACAGCATTGCCCATGATGCCGTTGTGGACTTACCCACTCCGTGACCAGACCTGATTGAGATCTTTCTCTCACCAGTAGCTACAGCGTTAAGAAAGTCCTTCTGCCAATCATCAGGCTCTACTCCTAGGACTTCTTTAACGAACAGAACAGGATCACTCCTGTATAGGGTAATGAACTGGATAAATGGGTTATGTGCCATTGTTTTCCAATGTTACAACTTCAGCCTTACCCATGTGCTTAAGGGCTTGGAGGTGTAGATCACCTAAAGAGATATTGACTTGGGTTTTGGCGGTATCTCCGTAGTTCTCAGGATCAAGCTTGGAGGCCATCCACTTCCTAGTATCGACTTGAAGTCTGGCTTTATTCACTCCACTATTGCTTGTCTCATCTGCTTGGTCAGCAATGTCTAAAGCCTCTTCTGCCAGTTTCTCAGCCTTTAGCTTACGTGCAGCGAGTACCGCATCTCTACGCTCATCAGTATGGTTAATCCAGAAGGAAAGCATGGGTCTGGAGCATTCTATGAACTCAGCCAACCTCCCAATGGTCATTCCCTGACTTATATGTGCGGTAACGAACTCTATCCCTCCAAGCTCTTCTATCTTCTTCTCTAACGCTCTTCTCATTGGAAAACCAGCCATATCTACTCCTTATTCAACAACATTCGGTAATGGGCCTTCGTTGTTTATCTTAAACACGGGCATCCCATCGGGAAACAAAGCAGCCATTGCATAGGCATTCTTAATCTTCTCTTCTAGTGGCATTCCATAGAAGTGGACAATAAACTCCCCAATCTGCCACCTCTTCATGCTTTGGTTCATCACCTCAGACTCAACAATCCGAATAGCCTTATCAGCCCAATCTAGCTCTTGCTTCATATTCCAGATATGTTGCTGAGTCCTCCAGACATACTGCTTCCAAATATCATAGTCCTCAATCATCTGGTCTATCACCCTAAATGTCTCAGGACGATTCACATAAAGCATCACATCATTATTAACAGGCCACCACCCTGTCCTCTCCCTCGCAATAACCACACAGTCCTTGTCAACCAGAATGTCCTCAACCTTAATCTTCCAGTTGGTAAACATCACATCAGCCCCTACTGTCATCAGAACATCTACCTGGGCCAACTGCTCTTTTAAGTCTTCTAGGCTCTCCAGTACTGTCTCATTGAATCTAGAGTAGTCAAAGTAGTAGCTACCCCACTCATAACCATGCCTCTTGGCATATCCCTGCTGATTCTCTGACGTTATTTCAGATAACTCTTTTATCTTCTCAGAGGTGTTCGTGTAGATCTTTATCTTCATTACGTGTCCACAAATTCAAAACCATACTATAACAAAAAATTTTTTGAGGATGTCTCTTTCTTTGTGGGGGGAGGGGTAGGGGGTCTATAGATTGATTGTGAGATTGATGTGTGTAATTGTCCCCTGCCACAGCACCCCCTCACTTTTACTCAAGGGGGGGGTAAACCCTACCCTTACGTAGAAACCCTATAAGGGTAAACCCTACTGTTTATCCATACAGTAACGCAAATGAGAATGATTCGCATTCGTATTTGTCTCATAGGTGTGTAGGGATTGATTGTGTCAATGTCCAAAAGGTTTCTATCTAGCGTTTTCTTTTATAGGTCTATCAATGCTTACGTTATCCGTTCCCCCTTATGTTCCTTATGTATTCCCCTTTACTATCCCTTACATGAAAGGATGCGAATGGAATGGGTTGACCCTTTCTTTTCTTTTCTTAATTGTGGCTACAAATTCAAAGCGCATTAGGGTTTATACGTAAGGGTTTAAAGTTGTTGAACATAGGGTTTGTACCTATACTTTTCTTTTCTTTTGTTGATACTATAAATGCACGTTCAATCGGA